TACAAGATTTAGGCGTTACTACAGCCAAGATTGCGGCAAACGCTGTAACCGTAGCAAAGATTGAAGAAAACCCTACGTTTACAGGTACGGTCACGCTTCCTTCTACAACCTCTATCGGTACTGTTTCCAGTACTGAACTTGGTTATGTAGATGGTGTTACATCAGCGATCCAAACACAATTAGATTCAAAACTTACAGCAACCACTGCGATTACATCAAACCGAAATGTCATCATCAATGGTGGATTGGATGTTTGGCAACGGGGAACATCCTTTACAACTGGCGGTGTTTATTCTGCTGACAGATTTATTATTGGTCGTTCGGGAGGTGGAAGCGGAGCAACTTTTACAAGAGTTTCCCCAAGTGATTCAACTAACCTTCCGTTTTTTAGATATGCGATGCGCTGTCAACGTGATAGCGGAAACACCGCAACAAATGGTTTAACGTTCAATCAAGTTGTTGAAACCGCAAACTCTATACGCCTTGCAGGAAGGCAAGTAACGCTTTCTTTTTATGCTCGTTGTGGTGCAAACTACACAGGAACTAATTTATTTTCTTATGTTTTTACTGGTACTGGTACTGACCAAAATGGAGTTTTAGGTGCTTGGACTGGTTCGGCAAACCCAGTAAACGCATCGCATACTTTGACTACAACGTGGCAACGCTTTTCTGCAACTGGGACATTCTCATCAACGGCTAACGAAATATTTATTAGTATTACAAGTGCACACACTGGTACTGCTGGTGCTAATGACTGGTTTGAAATTACGGGTGTGCAGTTGGAGGCTGGTGCTGTTGCTACACCATTTGAGTTTGAAGACTATGGCACAACCTTGCTGAAGTGTAAGCGTTATTACTGGCGTAATGCGATATATGCTGGTGGAGGTGTGGGTGGCGGTGGAACTATTCCAATTGTTTCTATTCAATTTCCAGTAACAATGAGAACCACACCAACTTTTGGTTATATCAGTAATGGACCAACAATGAACGGTTTAGCGGATGAAACTATTACTGGTTTGTGGTCTGGTTTACCATCCAGAGACACAACCACAGATGGAACAGAGTTGTTGTTTACAAAAACTGGCGCAGCCTGGACTTCAGGGCAGGGTGTAACAGTCAAGAATGTAGTCATAGAAGCAAGGGCTGAGTTGTGAGATATAGAAAATGTAAAAATCTATTTGATGACGGGGATGCACCTGTTGTGTGGAGAATAGATGATATGTCTGCTATTCCATTTGACCCTACAAATGTTGATTATCAGCAGTACCTAGCATGGGTTGCTGAAGGTAACACCGCCGAAGAATGGAGTCCTAATGCCAGCGATTGATTTCCCTAATAGCCCAACAACTAACCAGATATTTAATTCTGGTGGTAAGACATGGCGCTATGATGGTTCTGCTTGGCTTTTAGTTACTTCCACAACGGAAATTACTATTGAGCCAAGTACTACTGCATTAGATGGTGGTAGACCTAATACACTTCAATTCTTTGTTATGGGGCCTGTAGACGCAGGGACGGTTTCTTAATGTATTACCAAATTCAAATCCGTAGAGGAACAGCCTCTGAATGGACTGCCGCTAACTCTATTCTTGCCGCAGGTGAGATAGCCTTTGAATCTGACACAAATAAAATGAAAGTTGGAAATGGTTCTACGGCATGGAACTCTTTGGCTTATTTTCCTAATATTGACAGTGGAGCAATTACTACTGCATTAGGCTATACCCCTTCGTCAACTGGCAAATCCATTGCCATGGCTATCGTCTTTGGAGGATGATTTATGGCAGCACCAAACATTGTTAACGTCACAACTATTATCGGCAAAACTGCTGTACAACAAGTATCTACTACTGCAACAGCAATTGTTACTAACTCGTCGGGTTCTAACAAAGTATTTAAAGTTAATGCTTTGTACATAGCCAACGTAGACGGTGCGGCATCGGCTGACATTTCAGTTGCATTATTTCGTTCTTCTGTGGCTTATGAGATCGCCCACACTGTTGCAGTTCCTGCCGATGCAACTTTAGATGTCCTTACCAAGGCTATTTACCTAGAAGAAGGTGACGCACTTCGCCTTACCGCATCTGCTAACGGTGACCTTGAAGCCGTATGTAGTTATGAGGAAATTAGTTAATGGCAATTAATGGTGGTGTTCTTGGTACTAAAAGAACAATAAACGCTAGTTCTGCTTCAGGTATTTGGAATATGCGTGATGTTCAATTAGAACGAGGAGCGTTTAACTGGGCTGGTTCAACAACCCCAACTATTGAATTGTTGGTAATTGCAGGTGGTGGCGCTGGTGGTGGAAGTTTTAGTGGCGATAGTCGTGGTACTGGAGGTGGTGGCGCTGGTGGCTACAGAACAGATAATGCTTTTCCTGTAACTGGTGGTTTGTCATACACTGTGACGGTTGGCGCTGGAGGAACTGGTACTACTGCGTCTGACGGTGCTAACGGTTCAGATTCTGTATTTAGCACAATTACATCAACTGGTGGAGGTGGCGGCGCAGACGGTCGTGGAGGTGGCGCTGGTAAGAACGGTGGTTCGGGCGGTGGTGGTGGTGGTAATAGCGACTCTGCTGGTGGTGCAGGTAATACACCAAGTACAACACCATCTCAAGGAAACAACGGTGCGAACGGTAACAACGCTAACCCTTATTGGGGAGGTGGCGGTGGAGGTGCTGGAGCCGTAGGTGGGTCTGGTTCAAGCACAAACGGCGGTAATGGTGGCAACGGTCTTTCCTCATCAATTACGGGAACTTCTGTAACTCGTGCTGGTGGCGGTGGTGGAACACCGTGGCAAAACGGAGGAACTACTGGCGGTTCAGGTGGCACTGGTGGTGGTGGCGCTGGTAATCAATCTGGTGTTGGAGTATCTGGAACAGCAAACACTGGCGGTGGCGGTGGCGGTGGACCGAGTAGTGCAACACAAAGCGCTGGAAGTGGTGGTTCTGGTGTAGTTATTATTGCTTATCCAAGCATTTATCCAGTTGCATCAGCAACTACAGGGTCACCAACATATAGTTCGGTCTCTCGTTCAGGCTATCATGTATATACGTTTACTGCTACTGGCAGTATTACTTTTTAGGAGAAACTTAAATGGCACATTTTGCAGAACTTGGCGAAGACAATATCGTATTGCGAGTCATTGTCGTATCTAACGATGACTGCAAGGATTCAGAAGGAAACGAATCAGAAGCCGTAGGCGCTGAATTCTGTCGCAACCTTTTGGGCGGAACGTGGAAGCAGACCTCATACAACGGCAACATGCGTGCTCGTTATGCAGGTATTGGTTACACATACCGATCAGACTTGGACGCATTTATCGCTCCAAAGCCATTCCCATCGTGGACGCTTGATGAAGAAACCACTGAATGGGAAGCACCAGTTGCCCGCCCTACAGAAGGCTTACATGTTTGGAACGAAACAACACAAACTTGGGATGAAGTAGAACTTCCTGCCTAATGGACCCACTTGACTTTGAATTAAAGTTTGTAGAGAACAAGGATAAATATAACCTTGGTGCTGTAACAGACGGTTCAATCACCACGGCAAAACTAGCCGATGGTGCGGTGACTACTGCAAAGATCGCATCTGGTGCTGGTGGTATGACCATTTGCACTTCTACAACTAAACCAGTATCCCCAACAGTTGGTCAAATGATCTTTGAAACTGACACGAACTATATTCGTGTTTATACCTCTGGTGGTTGGTCTGTTGGTATGCGTCAAAGTACTAGTTTTGCTGTTACGTACCTTGTTGTCGCAGGAGGTGGTGGAGGCGGCTCAGACATGGGAGGCGGTGGAGGCGGTGGTGGTTACCTAGCGGGAACAACTACTTTAACTGCGGGAACTACCTACACGATTACTGTAGGTGGTGGTGGCGCTGGTGCGTTAGCAGGTACTGGTCAAGCACGTGGCACTAGTGGTGTTAACTCATCTGCATTTAGTTTAACGTCCATAGGTGGCGGTGGCGGTGGTTCTTCATACGGAAATAGTGGAGTTCCTTATAACGCAGTGTCGGGCGGTTCAGGAGGTGGTGGACAAGGAAATACACAACCTGGTGGAGATGGTACAACTGGACAAGGTTTTGCTGGTAGGGCTGGTGCAGGTAGTTATTACCCAGGTGGTGGCGGTGGTGCTGGTAGTCCAGGTGGTTACCGTTTCTCAGGAAATACTTTGGTAAACGCTGACGGTGGTTTTGGTATAGCAAACGACATCACAGGAACATCTTATTTTTGGTCTGGTGGTGGCGGTGGAGGTGGATACTCTACATGGGGTGGTCACGGAGGACGTGGTGGTGGTGGCGGTGGTGCTCCAGCAAGCATTCCATCTCAAGGAACTGGCGATACCTTTGGTATTAACGCCGCAGTTAATGGTACTAACGGAGGACTAAATGGACAAGCAAACGTACCAGGTGGTGCAGGTGGAACAAACACGGGCGGTGGAGGTGGCGGTGGCTCACACTATAACGCAAATAACCCTGGTGGCGCTGGCGGTTCAGGTATCGTAGTAGTTCGTTATTTAACTGCTGATGGAGTTGGTAAAACAATTACTGGTGGTACAAAAACCACAGTTGGCCTTGATACCGTTCACACATTTACTGCTACTGGCACTCTTTCAATTGCATAAGGTAAACTGGTAGCACTATGGCTGTTCAAATTCAATTTAGGCGTGGTACTGCGTCTGCGTGGACTACCGCTAATCCAACCCTTGCAGAAGGGGAAATGGGTATTGAGACAGATACCGACCAGTTTAAGATTGGTGATGGGCTTACCGCATGGACTAGCCTGGCATATGGTGGTATTCAGGGTGCGGCTGGGACCAATGGTACTAACGGTACTAACGGTATAGTTGTGTACGAAGATGACCAAGCAATAATTAGCGCACGAGTTTTTAGTTAGGAGTAATAATGGCAACTTATAGTAAAACTATTCTCAGTGGTTCAACGGATGGTAGGGGCATTTTAGTTGCCGCAACATCATCTCCTGGTACCACTATTCATACGGGTTCGTCTACTGCTTCTACTTTGCATGAAATTTGGTTATATGCTCAAAACTATGACACCACAGATCGTAAATTAACTGTTCAATGGGGTGGTACTACCGCAGGCAGTGACGATATTGAGTACACAGTTAAAGCAGAAAACGGTCTTTATTTGATTGCCCCAGGTCTTTTAATTAAAGGTAACGCAACTCCACTTGTTGTTCGTGCATGGGCGGCTACAGGTACAGCCATCGTCCTACATGGGTACGTTAACGTAATTGCTTAAGGGGTACTAAGTGCCTTCTATTCTTTCTAATACAGCAGGTGGTAGGGCAATTAGTGGCGGTACTTTAGCGCCACGTTCAAATCGTGGTAACACTAACCAAGTAAACAGTTATTGGGTTGGTGGTGGCCCCCTACCCCCAACTTCTATTGAATACTTGGTTATCGCAGGTGGCGGTGGCGGTGGACAATCCGTAAACTCATATTATTCAGGAGGTGGCGGTGGCGCTGGCGGTTATCGCACTTCTGTAGTTGGTGCAACATCAGGCCGTGGTACATCTGCGGAAGCAGCCCTTGTCGTTTCTGCTGGAGTTGCGTACACAGTCACTGTTGGTGGTGGTGGTGGTATTCTTACCAATGGAAGTAACTCAGTTCTATCCACAATAACTTCTCTTGGTGGTGGTGCTGGTAACTACAACAACGGAACTGGTGGCAACGGTGGTTCTGGTGGCGGTTCAACAGCGTATGTGACCACCTATGGAACTGCTGGTCAGGGTTATGACGCATTTCAACCCATAATTGGTGGTGGTGCTGGTGCTGGTGCTGGTAGCACCAACAGTACTGGTGTTGGTGGAAACGGTTTGTCAAACTCAATTACTGGAACTGCTGTAACTCGTGGTGGCGGTGGCGGTGGAGGAAACCAGCAAGGATATGCAGTAAACGGAGGAACTGGTGGTGGTGGTCTTGGTGGATTAGGTCGTGACTCATCAGGAAGTCCTGGAACAGCCAACACAGGTGGAGGTGGTGGTGGGTGTTCAACTTACGGTTTTGCACGAAATGGTGGTGCTGGTGGTTCAGGTATTGTGATTATTCGTTATCCAGATTCATTTGATAACTTGGTTGCTATTGGCGCTGGGTTAACAAAAACTGGTGGTGGGCTTACCCCAACAACAATTACGGGTGGTTTTAAAATTTATGAATTTACTGCTGGTACAGGAACAATAACATTCTAATGGCACACTACGCATTTCTTGATGAAAATAACATCGTCACTGAAGTTATTACAGGTAAAGACGAAACCGAACTATTAGATGGACTGACCCCTGAAGAATGGTATGGAAACTTCCGTGGTCAAAAGTGTGTTCGGACTTCATACAACAACAACATTCGTAAACAATACGCTGGTATTGGTTATTCTTATGACCCTGTGCGAGATGAGTTTGTATTGCCCCAACCGTTCCCGTCATGGTCACTAGATGCTAATAATGATTGGCAAGCGCCAACTCCAATGCCATCAGAAGATGGTTTGTGGGCTTGGAATGAGGACACTCAGGAATGGGAACGATAACCCTCGGTGCTTTTGCTCGTTCAGGTAACCATTACTTTGAACACCTAGTACAAACAGCACTAATAGACGTTCGCTTAAATTGGCTGTCTCACAGAATTAGCGATTGGGATAACCAACCTAATCCAGTAACCATCATTCGTAAACCAGTTGACTCCATTGCCTCATGGATTTCAACGACTCAAGACAACAGACCAGACCGTGCTGAAAAGGTTTTAGAGTGGTACATAGCGTATTATGAGAAAATTGAGTCATTAGATAAGATTGTTGTTTTACCATTTGAGCAACTTACCAATGACCCTTTAAAGTCAATAAACCATGTGTGCTCTGTATATGGTCTAAATAAGTCATTCTTTTCTAGCAATGACACGTTAAAGGCTGCTTTTAGCGACTCAATTGATTACGTTTGGGCTAATTGGACTACCACGGACTTGTCAATAATTAAAGAAGAAATAAAAAGTAATCAACTGTTTAAAAAAGCGACAGAACTCCATGAAAAACTATGCGTTTTTGTTGATTAATTCGCACCTCAGCAATGGTGTAAAATACCAATATGGCAAGACGTAGACCTGGTATTGACCCTGCATCACTACAAAAATGGCGTGATGAAATGGCTGCCATTGCTTCTGGTAATGACCCAGCGATACTAAAAGCACAACGTGAAAAAGAAGCGGCAGAATCCGCTACCAGTGCTGGATTTTCTGGAGAGGTGCCATCGTTTGATGAAAATGGACGAGTACGCACAGAGGATTTAGGAATCTACCAACCTACAGCAGTTGCACAGATTGCGAACAAACCAGACAACCCAAGTAACTATGGTCAAGGGCCTGGAGCAAGTACTCGTTTGTGTGGTCACGTTTTTGTAAAAGACGCTAGTTTAACCATTGCTAAAGGTGGAGCAGTATCTGGTTACGCTTATGTACGCTTTCACAAAAATGGTACAAAAGGACCTAATTGGCGGTATGGTCCAATGACCTACCAAGAGTATACAAACTTTGCAAATAGTAACTCTAAAGGCCACCACATTAACGCATTCTTAAACAGTAAACCACGCAGACCAGCAACAAGTGAAGAAGTGGGAGAGTATATGGGCGGTATTCCACAGAACAGCGGAACTGATGGTGCAGGTATTAGACTGCAACGATAATGAAAAAACTAAACGTAGTACAAGGTTTTGGAAAGATTTACTGGATTTACAGAGACATCGCAAATGAAAGTACTCCACGAGTGTGTAAAGCATGGGTACATGAAATCGGTGGGTACTGGAGAAAAGGTAAAGGATTACAATTCAAATTTAAAAAATACATATTTCAAATAGGGTTCTGCAAAAAGTATCCAGTAGCCGATGAAGAAACAGGATTACTGTCTGCTGTAGGTGGTCGTCATTTGAATTATGACCCAACAGAAATAGGAAATTGGTAATGTTCTGGAAAAAGAAAGAAGAAAAACCAGCAACTCCAGCAAGAATTGCTCGTTTAGACACCCCATCACTGATGTCTTGGTTTGATACAGGGATTATGGAACTTGGTTCATCTTTTGATAAATGGCGTTATCACAACGGGGATATCAAAGAAGTGGGAGAATTGGTAACCATACTAAACAATCTGTATACAGAACTAGAGAGAAGAAGCGATGCTTGAAATTGAAGACGAGGGCCTATTAGACATTGAAGAATTAGCAGAGGAACTTGATGAGACTTCTGCTGAGTTCATTGATGGACTAGTAAATAGACTCATTGTTTTCACTGAAGAATTCTGTGACGTAGAATTCTTCCCCTACCAGTTACCTATTGCTTACAGAATGATTGAATCAATAGTGCTAGGCGATGGTGACGAACTAACAATTATTGCAACTCGTCAGTCAGGTAAATCAGAGGTGATGTCAGCAGTAATGGCATCCATGATGGTTATTCTTCCAAAACTTGCTCCTGTATACCCAACATGGTTATCTAAGTTTGAGAAAGGTTTTTGGTGCGGAGTTTTTGCCCCAACCGAAGACCAAGCAGACACAGTGTTTAGTCGTATCGTCAGCAAACTTACAAGTGACCATGCCCTTGAGTTTTTACTTGACCCAGAAATTGACGATAAAGCAGCATCGGGGGGTACTCGTGGTAAGGGTCGCATTATCACTTTAAAGCACGCAGGTTCCCTTTGCCGTATGCAAACCTGTAACCCTAAAGCAAAAATTGAATCAAAAACTTATCACTTTGTCATGATTGACGAGGCTCAAGAAGCCGACGAAACCATGATTGCTAAGTCAATTAAACCAATGTTGGCGTTTAACAACGGAAGTATTTGCCTGACTGGTACGGCTAATCGTAATAAGTCTTACTTCTATAAGATGATTCAATTCAACAAGCGGCGTGCTGTAAACGGTGGAAAACGACATCGCCAAGCCCATTTTGAGTACGACCACAAAATGGCATCTAAATACAACCCTAACTATGCAAAGTTTATTGCTAAAGAAAAAATGCGTATTGGTGAAGATTCAGACGAATTCCAAATGTCGTACTGTAATAAATGGATTCTTGAAAAGGGTATGTTTATTACCGAAGAAAGAATGGAACGGTTATATGACCAATCCATGCCACTTGTAAAACAATGGTGGCGTACTCAGGTAGTTGTAGGGATTGACGTAGCAAGACAAACCGACTCTACAGTAGTAACCGTTGTGTGGGTTGATTGGGACCATCCAGACCCATTTGGATTTTACGAACACCGTATTCTCAACTGGTTGGAAATTAATAACCAAGAATGGGAAAGTCAATATTTTGAAATCATTGACTTCCTACGAAATTATGAAGTTCTTCGTGTGGGCGTAGACTCACAGGGTGTTGGTGGTGCTGTAGCAGAACGACTCCAATTACTGATGCCTGATACAGATGTACTTGCTGTGTCTTCTGACGCCAAAGCGCAACACGAGCGCTGGGTTCACCTAACAGAACTAATTCAACGTGAACAGTTAGTTATTCCAGCCCACTCTAAGGCTCGCCGTACCAGAACTTGGAAACGATTTAATCAACAAATGTCAGACCTTGAAAAGGTGTACAAAGGTCCTTACCTTTTAGCATCAGCACCAGAAGAAAAAGGTGCATTTGATGACTACCCAGACTCCCTTGCTTTGGCTTGTTCTATGACAGTTTTTGAGACAATGCCAGAGGTCCAAGTGGGTATGTCACCGTTTTTCCGATAACGGTGCTATGAAAAATGGTACAGTAGTAGAAAGTTAAATCCCCTATTTGGAGGCATTTCATAATGAATGTATCACCAGCACCAATGTTCCCAGAGCGTTCGCCAGTCATGTTTGAAACTGACTACGCACCAAGCATTCCTGGAAACAAAGGACCGCTTCGCTTTGAAGAAGGTGTAGCAACAGACACAGACGTACCTAACGATTTTGCTGTAGGTGCCTATGTTGACACTGCATCGGCTCCTGGTCGTCAGAACCACAACAACCCAGAAATGTTCTACAAGCACCCTGAAGACACCATGCGTGAGCGTGCTCATGTTGGTTCGGCTTCATGGATTGAGGCTCCTGTAGTCCTTTCAGACTTTGTACAAGGTGCAATGGCAGGTGACGGCATGCCACGATTTGAGCGTGAAATGAACACAGGCGCTCACATGAACCGTCCAAACCCAACAGTCGTATTTGACTGATTAGCCAGTAGAACTGGCGGCACACTATGCGTGGTGGGGAACCTAGACGTCTGAACTTATCATTAAGTTCTGGTATCTCTGGGTCCCCTATCGCAAGTAGTCCAAGAAGTGGTGGATTATACGACTTTTCTGCAATGCGTCGTGCTCGTTGGTCAGAGTTTTATTCCGACCAACACACAGGCAGAAACCTTGGCTATGACTACAACTTTCAAAATAAGTATGTAGCAAAATCTCCAGGTGGACGAACAGGCTTTATTGGAAACAAGTATCAGTCTGCCCGTCGTGAGTCTAGTTCGGCTCAAAGCATAAAAGACCCGTTGGATGCGTTTAAACCGCATAGGCCAATGACCAAACTTAAGGGTGCAGGTGTACAGCCTCGTATTCGTTTTGCTGACACAAAGCGCATGCGTAATCGTGCTCAGTTTTTGTATAACAAGGCTAACCCTCAAAACATTAATGAGTTAGACCTACAGCGAAAATACGACTACCAAGAACTAAAGCACTTAAAGGGAAACAGTTAGATGAGCGACGCATGGGCCATTATTATTGCGGCTGCTATACCCGTCGTAGGAACTGGAGTCGGTTTTCTTCTGAAACAATTCAAAGAGTTCAGAGTGGAAAATCGTCAAGACCACGCAAACGTAATGGCAGAACTTCGTAAAGTTCGGCAAGGTGTTGAAAACGTAGCAGGACGTTTAAACAGCCATATTGATTGGCACATGGATAAGGAAAAGAAATGAAACAACTTCAAAATATTCTCTTACGTATTCTTGCAACCTTTGCGGCATCTGGTTTAGGTGTAATTGGTGCTGGAACAATTGCTGGAGTTCCCCTTTATAAAGCAATCTTTATGGCTGGTATTGCTGGAGTTGCAACAGTAATTGAAGGTCTTTCCCGTGCTTTTCTTGATGACGGAAAACTATCTCTTACTGAAATCAACGACGTTTTTAACAAAGTAGATAAGAAGTCTAAGAAGGAACCAGTTGAGTGAAAAAGTTAATCCTAGTAGGAACTTTGTTCATTGCTGGCTGTGGATATGACGGACATTACAGATACTCATGCCAAGACCCTGAAAATTGGGGTAGCGAAGAATGTGTGCCACCAATATGCGAAGTAGATGGCGCTTGCACAGAAACCTTACTTGGATTCAATCCGTCCTTAGAAGACTTGGTAAACCCTTCGTTAAACGAACTACTCCCAACAGAGGAAACAGTAGCCCCATGAAAAATAAACTAACCCCAGAAGACCTTGACGCACGGTTAAAGTTTGTAGTTGGTTGTGTTTTGGCAGGTGTGTTGACAATTACTACAATCGGTGTTCTCTACGCACTTGTATTCGTTACACAGCCAATCGGTGCTCAGGCTGAGAATGATAAAATGTTTTTTAGTGTTCTTTCCTCAGTAGCAACTTTTATTACTGGAACATTGGCTGGTCTAATGATTTCAACGGGAAGAAATGCCAAAAACAACGAAACACCTAATAACGAGGAGATTGTATGAGTAAAAGAGTCGCTTGGGATTATATTGTTCCTGTAAAATTGCCACTTGATTTGCAGGGAGTACAACCTGGAAAACTTCCAGATAAGTTGTTGAAGCCAGCCGTAGGCGGTGGAAGGTTGCACCATCTTGCCGCAGACGCATGGGCTGCTATGGTGGCTAAGGCTAAGTCTGAGGGTGTTGAACTAAAACCGACTTCCGCAGGCGACACATATAGAGAATACGAGTTGCAAAAAAAAGGATTCCTCCAACGCTACAGCCTTGAGGATACGGGAACTGGTAAGACCAAGACCTTTGAAGGTAAGACTTGGTACTTGAAGAAGGGCATGGCGACCTTGGCTACCCCAGGAAAATCGCAGCATAACCTCGGCTTGGCGGTTGACGTGCATTCAGCATCCGAACCTAAGCGTTTGAACTGGCTCATCGCTAATGTTAAGTTGTTCGGATTCTCATGGGAAGTTGTCCCTGAAGAACCTTGGCACTTGCGCTATGTAGCAGGTAACAATGTTCCCCCAGCAGTGGTAGAGTTTACGCAGAAACAGAAAGCAGTGTAGTTACCCGAATACAATTTGGAGCACAATTTGTCTAAAGAATCATTAATAGAAGACTTACAAAACCCATTACGAAGTGTAAAAACAACTCCTTGCAAACTAGGCAGGATACTGTTAGACATCTCTGATGCGGAACGTGAGCAATTAAATAAATCAATTGAGACTATCCGTAACGATAGCGCACAAGCCAAAAACAAGGTCTACAGTTCTGTATGGCTTTCTAAGGTGTTGCGTAGTCACGGATATGGCATTAGTGTAAGTACTGTACAACGACATGTAAACAAGGAGTGTTTCTGTGACCAGTCTGATAAATGATTTAAGTGCACCTGCACAAGATAAGACCAAATTGCTTGGCAAATTGGTTGAGATGCTTGAAAGTAAAAACATTGATATCAATGAAATTGGTGATATCAAACGTGTAAAACTTTATCAAGCACTTACTAAAGACTCTGAGGGTGAAGCACAAATTCATGACCTTGCTGCAATTCAGTTTTCTCCTAAGTGGGAAACTGGTCCTGAGTGGCCTGTAGTCCAACAAGGTCCAGCAATTAAATTGCCTGCATTTAAAGCAAAGGCTAAGAAAGCAACGACCTTTAAGACTTGTTTAGTTCCTCCAGATATTCAAATTGGTTATTACCGAAATCGTGAAGGGCAATTAGAACCTACACATGATGAAAAGGCATTAGAGATTTGCCTAAAGGTTGCTAAAGATTTACAACCAGAAATCATTGTTCTTGTAGGTGACAACCTTGACTTTCCTGAGATGGGCAAGTATGTGACATACCCTGCGTATGCACAGACTACTCAAGCATCTATTGACCGTGCAACTTTGTTCTGCGCTCAACTTCGTGCCGCTGCTCCTGAAGCAAAGATTATTTGGCTTGCAGGAAACCATGAAGAACGAATGCCTAAATACCTTGTGCAAAATGCGGCTGCTGCTTATGGTCTTCGTAAAGGCAATACGCCTGATTCATGGCCTGTACTATCGGTTCCATACCTTTGTCGCATGGATGATTTTGGTATTGAATATCGTCCAGGATACCCAGCATCGGATTATTGGGTTAATGAAAAACTACGTATTATCCACGGTGACCGTGTTAAGTCGTCAGGTTCAACTGCACACGTTTACCTCAACAATGAAAAGACGAGTGTGATTTATGGGCATATTCACCGCATTGAAACGGCGTTTAAAACACGTGAAGATTTTGATGGTCCACGAACCATTATGGCTGCTAGCCCTGGCTGCCTCGCTAGAATTGATGGTGCTATTCCTTCTACTAAAGGTGGCGTAGACCTTGACGGACGCCCATTGACTCGCCATGAAAATTGGCAGCAAGGATTGGGTGTTGTGCGTTACGAAGACGATGGCGCTCACCGCTTCTCATATGACGTAATTCCCATCTATAATGGCTGGGCTATTTATCAGGGCACTGAGTACTCAGCCGAATAGCCATGACTACCATTGTGGGTGTGCAGGGAGATGGATTTGCAGTAGTCTGCGTAGATTCACGTATCTCTACCATGTTCGCTGGTGGTCTATCCCAGATAAGCACACTCAAAGAAGGGTCTAGCAAGGTATCAACTAATGGAAAATATTTACTCGGTGCTGCTGGAGATGTACGGGCCATCAACATTCTCCATCATGTGTTCCAACCGCCAACACCACCGCCAAACCTTAAAGGGAAGAAACTTGACCAGTTCTTTACGGCGAAGTTTATACCAGCACTCCGTGAATGCTTTGATGCACAAGGCTACTCAATCCCAGACCTCAACGAAAACAAAGAGCACATCGCAGAACAAGGCTCAAGCATCCTCGTAGCAATCAACGGTACTATTTACATAGTTGATGGGGATTACTCTTGGGCTTCTGATGCCAGTGGTATCTACACCATAGGGTCTGGTTCTGCCTATGCGCTGGGTGCATTGCAAGTTTTAGCAAACAATAAGAAACTGACTATCCAGCAGTCAAAAACCCTTGCATTAAAGGCTCTCACTATCGCTGCCAAATATGACCCTCATACTGGCGCACCATACCAAACATTCATTCAAGAGTGTGAGGCAAACAACAAAAGGCGCAAGCCTGTATAATCAAAGTACACAACTTAGGAGAAATAATGTCAGACCTTAAGAAAAACCACGCAGACGCAGCAATCAAGGGTGCAGCCCTTGGTGTATTGACCTACGTAGGCACTCAGTTCAACCTTTCGGCAGAACTCATTGCCTTGCTAGTTCCAGTAGTTGCTACCGCTTTGTC